GTCTAAGTTCTCGTCTGGCCTCTCTACCTCCGCCTCTCGAGCTATCTCTGCGTCCGGCGCTAACTCTATGTTCGCGGGGTAGAGCCGGTTCAGCGGCAGTAGGTCCACTTGAAAATCCTGCCGTCCTGGTTCTTGTGCTACCATCACTGCCAAATTATAGCGTTGAGTCCCACTTTCCGAGAACCCAACTAACTTAGGCAAAGCTACTGGGCTAGTCAGATTACACACCTCCTCCCCATCGTAAATTGTCTTGCCGGTATACATTGCCACTCGCTTTCTGCTCCAGTTCATCGTGACTTCTTCCTTCGTGTTAAACCAGCCGCCGTCACCAAACACATGTTCACGTTCCAACTCCTCCAATATTTTGTACTGCCTAGGATCGTCTATATTGTGTGCTACGACCGGAGGCTGACAAAGATTACTACCATTGGGTGCCCACAACTTCCGTTTTATTCTACCTTCGTCGAGTGCATTATAATATAGGTCATAACCTTGCCACCTTGACACCATACCCAGACACCATAGGTTAAGCCAGTCGGTATATCTACCTAGCTTTTTCCCGGTCCTTTGCTTAGCAACAGGTTTCAGCGTGAAGTTGGCATCAAGAGGTGTGTCTTTGAGCAATGGACCCGCACAACCTAATATAATCACGGTGCCCGAAGGTGGTGGCACCTGTTCAACTAACACCGCTCTCGGGTTGGTTGCGTCCCTTGCCCACGGACAGTCACGTGGGATTTCGCCGTCTGTTGCAAGCATTATATTCTTGCCAAATTTTGGCAACGCGTCAGTCAGCCTAACACCAATTCCTGGATATATATACGTTGGTACCATTTTCCCTAATACAGCAGAAACTTTGGCTGGTACATCCACAGAAACATCCGAGTGGATACTTGTAACACCGTTTTCCATCGCTTCAGCTAGTGCCTCAATATCTCCTGTGTTGCCGCTGTATATTTTAAGAAACTCTGCATGCTGCCAGGCCGCATTGTAAATCATAGAATTAATGTATTTCAAGTCCAAAATATTCCGTAGATCCCGCGATACAGCCAGCGCTTCTGGGTCAATATTGAAGGGTACGCCTGATACGAAATATGCGTGTATACCTCTCCATGCTCCAGGCATGGGCAAGGAGTACCTTCGTGGTACGTTAAACCACACATGACCTTCCAACGTATCGGGTTCCGGTTGACATACTAGAGAATCATAAAGTCTAGATGCGACTAGTAAGTCGTCAAAACATCTATGGTTAATCAGAAATTTATTTATCAAACAAAGTATATCGCCTGACGAGTAACAAAAGATCTCGCAGTCTTGTACATCTCTCAATCTGACTGAGTCGCTCAAAACCTGGTATTC